TTCCTGATAATGTAATCTTTGTAGTATTATCAACTACTGAACTGATAAGACTTCGAACCTGAAGTCTACATGAAAAGCTGCTGGCGAATTTGAACCTAAATTGGAAGAGCTTTTCAATATTCTGGTTACCATTCTCTACCCTCCAGACTAAGTGCTGGTAATTACCGCCACCGAGTGTTTTCCCATCAATGCGAATGTCAGTTAAATATCCATATGCATATCTCTGGAAATCCCCAAATTCAAGTACTGGATTCAGAAATAATATTTCCCCGCAGCCATTGATAGATAACGTGCCAGAATATACATCCCTCCAAAAGTTGCCGGTCTCACCGTTTTTTTGGACTGTTCCTGACGCCTGCAATATGCTGGATGACACATTATTATACTTACTGCTATTCGTTATTGCATTTTTCAGTGCATTCAGCCCATAGGTGCCATTCTCAAGCAGTGATTTTATCGCCGCCGAAGTCGTTTCATTCGCCCGGCCGTTTACTGCTGACTTAATGGCATTCAACCCATACGTCCCATTTTCGAGCAGTGATTTTATCGCCGCCGAAGTCGTTTCATTCGCCCGGCCGTTTATCGCAGTTTTAATAGCATTCAGTCCATATGTTCCGTTCTCGAGCAGTGCCTTGATTGCTGCCATTGTTTCCGCATCTGCATTATGGCCAAGCAGTTCTTTCAATACCGCCAGCCCTATTTCACTGCTTTTTAGCAGAGCAAGAATTTCATCTTCTGTCGGTTTGTCCGCAATCTGTATCGTTTGTTTTGCCACTATCTATGTTCCCCCTCTCCATCATCATAGGTTACATTTAATATCCCATTAACAACGCCAAACTCCAAGCCTGGCCCTATAGCATAATTTTGAAACTCTTCTGTTATGACTTTATTTTCTACTGGATTTCCACTTTCCAAGGACAACTCTTTATCAACCACAACTGAACTTGTTTGCAGTTTATTAATCTCCTCGTCTATTTTGTCAGCATTGTTATTGTGAACCCCAATGTCATACCCTTCATCTTCATATGGCTTTTCGAGATTGAGATATTTTGTATAATCAGGCATATTCTAAAGTTCCTCCTCTCTTGCCCCTCTGTGCGAATATCTGGATAGATATTGATGTGTGTAACCTGCCAGCACTTTGTGCGTATTGTACTTAATGCTGACTCTGTAAGAAAAATTCATTGGTAAGATACGCTCCAGAAATTTTTCTATCTCTTCCCGCTGTTTAGATACGGATATTTGGATATCAATACTTAAATTATAATTTTCTAAATCTGGAAAGATATCGTATCCATTGACCCCACAGAAAGCATTTAGTTTTCGGATCAATACCCTATATGTATATGGGATGAATTCATTCCAGCGGATTAATACCCGAAGCTTCCTTGATGCCAGCGTATCGTTAGAATCTGGGAAGATATCTAACATCGCTTCATATTTTTTAATCCCATATTCGTCGCATAATTCAATAAAGGCATTATCCAGCACTCTTTGGATGTTCCCATCGACTAGGTCAGTCTCGGTATTTTCTGCCTGCATAATCGCTTTGAATTCCGCAAAACCCTGCATAACTGGGGGAAGGTATTCTATCAGCCTTTTTCTTTCCATCGCGTCAGACAATAATCTCCCCCCTTACTGGTATACAGTCCTGGCCAAGGATGACATTCTCTGCTTTCCCGTTTAGCATGGTATCCCTAATATCAATAACCCCATCCAGTTCCAATATCCTTGACTCAATCTGGCTGACCCTTACTGTTATATTGTCATTAGAAGCCCAGCTTTCGCAAAGCTCCAAAAAATAAGAATCAACCAAATCCTGCACTGGTTCCTGCATATTGGAAAATGAAAAACCATTACGGTATTCCATGCAGGTTGAAATATTGATAGGAACCTCCTTTACACCTTCTACCTTTACTACATGCCCTATTGGAGCAATCCCATCCCCTTCCCCCGCCGTTCCTGTCGGGTCAATTTCTTCCTGCACCGTTTGGAGCATTGCTTCTGTCGGCGCCTTCCAATCAGAAGTAATGATATCCACCTTTACCGTCCCACCAACTGTAAGCAGCCTTTCCTTTGCCGCATTGTAGACTGTCTCAATCCATTCATATACCTGGGGGCCGAGTGTCTCTTCCGACTGCCGCCCAAACCAGAGCTGCACCATCTCATTTGGTATCATTTTTGAAGGGTGGTAATCCCCATTCCATACCCGGAAAGGCTTACAGCCGCCTACTCCGGCAATATTATTTACCTTCTCAATGTAATCTGCCTTATTTCCGCCATATGCCTGATTATGGAACGATGCGAAATACCTTTCCCTAAAGGTTTCTACATCCTCCTCCTCTTCCCCAGGTATGATAATCTCGGCCAGTTCTGCAGATTCCATATTATTTAACTCATGCTCCGTTTCTATCGCCAGCATACTTCCTAACTGCTGGTTGCCAATCGTACCTGGAGTTTCACATTCTACCCTGTATTCCCCTAGCTCGGCATTCAACGCAGATACAACCGTATAATTCAATGTATTTAGGTTAAACCTGTCCCCTGCAGAGATGGCCGTATCGGGCGGGAAAACAACCATCCTGCCAACCGCATTCGTCTCTTCTTTTGGGATGATGCCACGCTCGGCTGCCCTTTTTATCAGATAATAATAGGAAGCCGACTCTGCAAAGACTTCATCCATTACCATATCAAGTGCAATATAAAACTCTGCAAGTTCCATTGCGGCCGGGGCAATGGCATCATATATAACAGAACCCTCCCGTTTATCAAAATCATCACTCACACGGTCAAGCATCCGCTGGGTTAGCACTTCAAAGCTAAATCCTTCAAACATTTATACCTTAACCTCCATTCCCGTCTCAATCTCATCCCCTTGCACTGTATTTGCGGTAAACTTGATATATAATGTATTCCTTGCGGTAACTTCCATCTCAAAGTTATCCACGGATTCTATACGGTCATCCGCTGTCAAGGCATCCGTTATCCTTTGTTTTACCTCACTCATGACATATGGCATATCCATCCCGAAAAGGTCCTGGAGTTCAATCCCGTAATCCCATGAATAGATTTCATACTCATAACGCTCTGTATTGATTATTTTAAGTATCGCCTGTCTGACTGCCTCCTCGTCATCCGTTTTCCCAACAAAAAAATCGTCCTGGTCGTATCGGTCTGTCAGCTGCATTGCATAAGTTAGGGAAGGCTCCGTTTCCATGACAAAATCGGCTCCCTCATCATCCACTCCATCCATGTACCCTTCACTCCCTGGCACCATGTCACTCCACCACCCTGTCGATTACAAAGAATTCCTGTCCTCCTGCCTTGCGGAGCATCAAGACTTTTTCGCCTTTTTTCAATGCATTATGTACCGTGACCTCCCGTTTATCAATCCAGGTCAGCGAAGGGACAGTATGTGCTGTATGGTATACTTCCTGCTCCTCTATCGTTATTTTTGTCTTAAAATCCGTCACATTCCTGGAAAGGTGGAGAAACTCCTCTTCCAATTCAATATTCTGTGAAACCTTGATTTTTAATGGTTCCACGCCTGTTACTGTCCCAATCCTATAATCGCACGGCTTGGACATTTCCACTGCATCTAGTGCAATCCTCTTAATAAGCTGCACAATGTTTGAATTAGCCATTTACAAAATCACCTCCCGACAAAACCAAATCCATGGAATATTGCCTGTTCCGAAATACATGCGTCACTTTTTCCACCAGCATGTAACTAGCCACCTTGATATCAGATAAATCCAGTAATACCGGCACCAGGGAACCGGCGCGGACATTTTTATTGCCAATTACGCCGGAAACAGTCAATGTCCTCTGCTTCTGCCCATACAGCCGTAGTAATGCCTGGGATTTCAGCTTGCCGACATCCGGCGTATCAATCTTATCTGTGTACTGCAACACGCCCCATTTATTGATTTTCTTAGAATCCTTTGTCATGTATATATCGTAGGTTCCTTTTTTTTTATTCTCATAGATCAATTTAACCTGGTTATACACATTATCATCAATGCTGGTCTTATAAGTGAAGTCTTCCCCTGTCTCCCCATCAACAAGGCAGGCATCCACCTTCATATCAGCAAGGGAAGCCAGGCACAGTTTCCCAGCTTTGTCATACAACGTATATACTTTTCCCTTTGCCATCAACGTCTCATCCAGGGCATTCCCGACCATATCAAAAAGCGTAATATTATCTTCGCATTTTTTGGGAATCACATAACCTGTGTTTGCCAGCGCCCCGCATGAAAGCCCGAACCTTTCGGCAATCATCCTCACTACCTGGTCTGCCCTCTTTTTCTTGTAAATTAAGGTATCCTTGTTTTTCAAGTAACGAAGCTGGTCATATGCGGTATATGATATGATTCTATCCTTTGACATCTGCCTTTGGAAAATAAATCCATAGAAAATATTTTCCCCACCAACAGAAACAATTACGGTGTCCCCTTCCTCAACCTTATAATCCGCCTCATACATCGCATTGAATGTAAGTTTCCCAGGCATCCCCTTCCTTTCCCACACTATCTTCATCCCTTCCTCTGCTGGGATTTCAAATATTGTCTTACTGTTCTTTACCATAACCACGGCCTCACTACAAGAAAGCTTATTTGTCTGGATCACCTGTTTTTCCATTGAAGCAGGAACCGGCTTTTTTCTCTCCAGTGTCTTCCTTAATTGCTTTAGTTCCACTTTTGAGCTTTTCTTTGCCTCTGCTGCACCTCCGCTTTCCGAATTTAGGCCGCTGTATTCTGGCACGCCATATCCGGTAATTCTTGAGTTATTCAGCGCATAACTCCTCCTTGCAACTTTATCTGAGGTATTTCCTTCCACAGTATGTACTGTATTCCCAGACAGATATTCGACAATCCCTACATGGGATGCCCCGGCCGATTTAAAATAAATAATGTCACCGCGTTTTGGTTTATATTTCCCTTTATATTTAAACTGCCCTTTTTTCTGGAACCATGCCATCCCACTAGAACAAGAAGCCGTTTTAGGGACAACAGATACCGGGACTGTTGCCTGTGCAGCACACCATGAAACAAACATATGGCACCATGCCGCACCATTCATTCCATACCATGCCCCGTATTTTGTTTTATTGTTTCCCTGTTCCCTATAGCCTATCTCGCCAATCGCAATATCAACGATATCTTTTGCCATGCCAACCCCCTATAGCCTCTTTCCTGTCCCGGTTCCTGTATCCAGCCTAAGCCCGATTCCCGTCTCAGTCCGCGGAAGTTTTAATTTTGTCCCTTTATAAAGGAACTTCCCTTTTGAAGAAGATTTCCTGCCATGTTCCTTTGCGGCCTTCTCTATCACTTTTTTATTCAGCGCATAAAGCGCTTCCCTGTCTGCCCCGCTGCCAAGCTCCTTCCTGGCGATTTTTAGGAGCGTGTCTTTCTCCTTCACTGTGTAAAACTTTGCCTTTTCCTTTGTTTTCCTTTTAACCGGCTTACCTTTTGTGTATTTTCCATTTTTCTTTTTCTTAAGCTTTTTTACTCCCCAGTTCCTGTATTGTTTCATTACCAATTTGACCTTCACATCAAGCCCTTGGTTCTCAGCATCTTCTATGATCTCGTAATCTTCTACCGTCACATCAAAGCTGGTATCCCATAAAAGCCCTACACCGCCCGGCGTAGGCCTCAAAAGTTTAAATTGCACTGGTTTCTTCTTTTTCTTCCAAGTTTCCAGCTTTTCCAGGTAATATTGTGCACTTTGGAATTTATTATTTTTATACCTGGCAAATGGGTACTTCTGGAATGCAGGCAAAACCAGTTCATCAATTGTAATGTCCGTCAGCCCCGGCGTCTTTACCAAATTAACCTCACCCTCATTGATAAGGGTGAGGGTCTTGTTTTTATTGCTGATTTTTACTGACAATTTTCCGGGCGTCACCGGGAACAAAACCTTCTCTATGTACATTTCATACATTTAATGCGCCCCCTCTGCTGCGGCATCCATCTGTTCCTCCACGGTTGTGCGGAGATGCTCTGTGATACCGTCTAAATCCATATCTTTGTTCACGGTGTTATGGTTCGTCTGGTTCACGGTAATGCTGGCTGTAGTAAACCTGTTGATGTAATCCTGTTCTGCCAAATCTCTAATATATTTTAGGTCCTCGGATGTGATTTCTAATTGCTTGGAAATCTTATTGGTATCATCACCGATATTCCTTAAATCATTTGACGTATTGGCCAGCTTATCATGTAGCTGCTGATACCCTTCCTCTTCCTCACCATTTTGTGAGTTGTCCAGAAAATCTTTAAAGAAATTTTCGATTGAAGTGCCTAAGTTATGGCCCTCATTATATGCCTCGTCTACCCAGCCTTCCTTGAATGTCTCAAAGGTATTAAAACCATCGTTGAAGGCATCTGCAATGTTCTTATAGTCCCATTTCTGGTCTTGGAGCTCAATCTTCTTAGCCGCCCATGAAGCTGCTGAACTTTTTAACCCATCCAAATCAAAGTCTATGAATGGTAATTTGTTCAGGGCTTCCCCAATTGCAGTGATGGCATCAATTGACCCGATTGCGACATCATCAAAAAATATTAATATATTCAACCCCGCATTATGGAAGGCAGCATCAATATTAGATATACATGCATCGAATGCATTCCATATACCCAGGCTAACGTTCCAACATAGGTGCAAGGTATTCTCAATTGCTTTATTCGCAACATTGATTGCCCCGCAAATCTTTCCCGTTGCAGACATGGACTTATTCTCGACTTTATTGATAACCGCTATCACCGCATAAAATGCGCCTACCGCAAGAATGATCCCACCAACAATCCAGGTAATCGGGCAGGCAAGGAGCGCCGCATTAAAGCTTATCTGTGCGCCGGTTGCCGTAGTAGTTGCTGTTGCCCCCGCTATGGTTGCCCCTGTCTTAATAGCAGTATGAGCCGCACTGACCATCTCCAAAGTGTTTGATATCCCTTGGACAATGTTAAATGCTGTTGCCGCTGCCGTATACGCCCCCATAGCTACGGCTGCCGTCAGAATCACCGGAGCAATAACAGACCAGTTATCCCCAATAAATTCAAACGCTGTGGACAAGATATCATAAGCCTTTACGCCGTACCCTATCACTGTATCCATAGAATCCCCAATGGAATTCAGCGTCGTTTCCACCTTCTGCCCAACCATGGTAAACATTTCCATTATGCTTGGCAGGTTATGCTTTGCAAGCGCGGCATCCGTTTTTTCTATCATGCTTACCCAGCCTCTTGCAAACGAAGCCCTCATATTTGAAAATGTAGTCGCCCAGGTGTCACCTGCCTGTTTCGCAGCACCATTTGAAATACCATTATCCATCGCCTGGCTGATTGTGCTAATAAACTGTGCCGCGCTGATTTTTCCATCTGATAGGTCATCCTTGACCCTGCTCACATTTTGCCCTACTGCATTAGCATAAATTTCCGCCGCGCCAATCCCTGCATCAAAAAGCCTGTCAAGCTGGTCTGCCTCAACCGTCCCTTTGGAGTACATTTTACCGATTGCATCCACGACACTCTCTAGCTGCTCATTTGTGCCTTTCCCGTAAAAGCTGACCGCGTCTGCCCATATCCTGACTTGGTCTGTTGCCGTCCCCAGGCTCATCCCCCTTGTCATGAAACCTTGCGTCGCCCCCGCTGCAACGTCCAGCCCATAGGCAGTGCCCAGTGTTGTATCTTTCAACGTATTTAGCGCCGCATTCGCAAGACCCGCATCACCGGTCATGGTAGTAATCGTTTTCTGAAAACGGTTCATTGTGTCCATCCTGTCAAATGCCCCGCTCATGTCAGTCACGCCAAGCCTGCCAAGCGTATTCCTGACTAGGCTAAGAGACTGGTTCGCTACAATAATCGCTTTCTGCCAACCCCTAAACCCTGTCTCTGCTTTTGCAATAGGTGCATGCAAGGTCTGCACTGCGCCCTTGAACGTGTTTATATTGCCTGCGCCCTGCTGTATCCTTTGGTTAAATTGTTCCTGCTTTACAACGCTGCTCCTGATCTGTTCCTCTGCTGCCCGAATGGTCTGGGAAAGCTTTAAATAGGACTGGTTTGCTGTGGATACGTCCATGTCCTGCATAGCGCGGTCTAAATTTCCCTGCTCCTGTATCGCCTGGTCCAATTGCGAACGTAACCGCTGCAATTCATTATTTGCAGCATCCGTCCTTAAATTGACCGGAACGCTCCCCATTTTCTGCACCCGTTCTTTTATCGTATCAATCCTTGCCCCCAAACGGCTTATGTCCTGCACTGCTGCCGGCGGGAGTATATCCATCTCTGCCGCGCTATTTTCAATTTTCCACTGCCAGTCATTCATATTGCCCAGCATCTTATTCACTGTCTCAATTTCCCATATATATCTCCCTGCCGCTGAGGTATCAAATGCAGCATCAGTTTGCCATTCCATAGGCTGTGTAGCAGGCGGTAGCATACCCGCAGCAGGGGCAATACGGCCATTGGCATCTGCCATTGTCTGAATAAATTCCTGTGCCGCTGCTGCTGCCCGGTTAATCTCCTCCCTCGCACCCTCCAGGGATGACGTGTCAATATCAGAATTCATTGCCTGCTGCATGTCATATACGGACGATACCGCAAGGTTTACAGAATTGATTATCCCCATCATTACGCCACTAAAGCTATCCCTTAACTGAATGCCTGTCTGGATAGACGCCATATGTATTACCCCCTCCCTGCTTCTGCCCTTTTCTTCTCTTTTTTCTCTGCATCAACCCGGAGATCAATTGACGCTATGATAAATGCCTTTTCGTTTTCCTCCATATCAAGCCACTCGGTCGGCCTGATATGGAGCTTATGGAGGGCATAGTATGCATAATTTGCTTCTGCATCCCCTCCATTTATTAGTTTTTTGCCTCTTCTACCTTTTCACTGATGCCTGCCTGGAAACCTTGGAACTTTTGAATCCAGACGCATAATTCCTGATACTCGCCTGGATTGTCCACCATTGCATAGAGCAGGTCGACCGGGGTTTTTACCCCATAGGAATCCTGTAGCTCTGTGCTGTACAAGTCAGGATATACAACAGATTCCGCAATCATTTTTGCAAGATATCCCGTAGTATCCAGCCTTGGTTTTGTAAGGTTCGGTTTTCCCTTTACCTGCACATCAACCGTGCAAGCATCCTGTAGGTTATCATTTTCCTTAGATGAAATATGCCGAAACTCAAACTCCAGCGGCTTTCCGCTTTCATCCGTCAATGATTTGGTTGGTGCGTATCTTTCATTCTTTACAGTTGCTTTGTTCTTTTTTAGAAATCTTGTAAACTCTGACATATAATCTTTCCCTCCTGTTATCCTCTCTGAATGTGTTCACCTGGTGCCGCTCTTTGTATCTGTTCATCATCCTGGATCGGTTCACCCCCATCTGACATCAAAAAGCCTTCCAAATCCCTGAAAGTGGATGGCATTGTAAAGTCTTCGAACGTAAAATCCATATCCTCATCCAGATACTCCCCGTCTGCATCAAACTTTGCCAAAATGCCGCCATCAATATTACAGCCCAGCAGCACAATTTCCTGCCTGCCTACGGAGCTGGTCGGGTCCTCATTGGCAATCTGTATCTCAAAATATGTATCTTCCCCGGTATCCTTGTAATCAAGCATCATTTTCCGAAATATGGACGTGTTATAGTGGAATGTGGCAGAGCCGCTCCCTTCCCATCCATTCGCCTTATTACCCTTCCCAGGATTCCCAAGGATTGGGACCTTTGTCTTAATCTTCTTAAACTTGGCTTCCAAATCAATTGCCTGCATAAAGTTATACCTTCTGCCGCCTATGGTAATATAACATTCCGCTAGAGGCGCAGACAGTGTATCCTTCCCCATCATTACGGCATTCTGCCGTGCTGTTTTTAACACGTTTACATCCCCCTTCCTCTTATGCGATTGTTGTAGTCATGTATAGCTTTGACATTGCATTGACAACTGTTATGGCGCTTTCGACAATAACGGATTTCTTAGAATCCCCCTGCGCTACAACAACATCCGTATCCTCAAAACCTTCTATCGCACGGATACGCTGCAAGTCTTTCCGAATCTTGACCAGGTCAGTCCACAGCGCAGTCCTGCCCGCTGCATCGTTTGGTATCCTGCCAAGGTATTTTGTATTGAATAGTACCGCATCGTCATTCCCAAGCTGGTCAATAACCCGGATTGTCTGGTTATCCTTAAATACTTCACCAGAAGTATCTGTTATAGACACTTTGGTATTGATATCTTCAAGAACCCTGACATCCGCATTCACTTTATGGAAGACAAATTCTCCGGCTTTCACTGCAGCAATTAGTTCTGACTGTGTATATTCTGTATCCAATGTATATTCACCATCATAAATTTTGTTCTGGCAGGATGCATTTACGGCACACCCACATTCTGCCCCAGTTGTCCAATATACTGCTGCCGCTTCATCCGGGTAAACTGTTTTTCCATCTTCATCCTTATACATCCCGTCAACGCACTTGTTTTTTACATTAATGACACCCATATAGTCAGCTTTTGGGCTATTATAGACAACCAACTGGAATTTAGCCCCGACTTCGTCACGCATCCGCTTATTGAATGCAATAAACAGCCTCTTGACCGTGTCATCCACTGCAACAATCCCCATTGTGTTATAAGTATAGGATTCTACCTTGTCCGCATAATCCTGCCAAGCAGAGCCATCCACCGTACCATTCGTTCCCCCAGAAAGCGGCAGGGCAGCCACAGCACTAAGGGTTAGGCTTGGCTTGAATGTAACATATGCATTCGCCTCCAGTTCCCCAGCCGTAAGAACCGTCTGCTCATCCACTTTCGCCGTCCCAAAATAAGTGACAACATCAAATGCCGCATTGTTGTCCACATTAACCTGGATTCCTATTTTAATCTCATTTCCGCGCGTGCCACTGTAACGTGCCTCTGCATAGGCATTTGCTGCCTTCACGCCGCCACTGTTTAACCGGTATGCGTGCAGGGTGTTTGCGTTCATAAAGAGGTCACGCAAGTTCTTCATCTTATCGTCTATATAGGCATATCCAAATATTCTTAGTGTATCCTTCTGGAATTCCTCGGCATTGACTGTAAAGATTTCCCCCTCCGGCCCCCAGTCCAGCTCAAGGGGCATAGTTGCCACCCCACGGTCAGATAGAGCCGCAGAAGCAGATGCCGCTGAAACAAAATTAATGTAAGCCCCCGGCAGGACTTTATTCTGTGTTATAAACGTCCCTCCACCTAATGCCATCTTATTTCATATCCCCTTTCATAAATTTAGTAATCACCTGTTCCACTTTTGCAATGGGGTACTGTTCCCCATCCTCCAAGAGGATTTCAAGCAGGTCTTTCCTATTTGCAAATTTCTGCGATCTTTTCAACTGTTCTTTTGTAAACAGCATTTCAGCTGTTTTGTTTTTATTTGCAGTTACAGTGTCTTTGCCTGCTGTCTCCAATCAAATCACCTATCCTTTCACATTTGTGCTGGATTTCATGCCTTCCATGCGTTCCTGCTGTCCCATCTGGTAAACAAAGCAGTCATAATTCACAAAAAAGTTTAAAACTCCGTCCACTATTTCATATTTCATTTTTCTGCCACGGACTAGCCCGCCGCTTGCGTCGATTACCTCAAGGCACCAGCACATCCGTTCCGCTACCTCATCGCACTCTGCATTTGCATTGTCCTTTGACTCTGGAAAATACTGGATAACAAACTGGCTCTGCCTTAAATACCTTTTCCCCATATAGTGCCTAAATGTTGGATTAACGGAAGAAATAAAAAAGCAAGGCTCTTTCAAGCCTTGCTGTATTTCTTCCATATAATTTTCATATCCAAATTCATCAAAGAGTGCTTTACTGATTCCGGCAATGATTGTATTGGTTATCTAAACACACCCCCTAAAAACTCCTTTATTTTCTTTTCTAGGACTTTCGGAGCAATCCGTTCCAATTCCTGTTCGGAAATTGTCATCATAAATTGACCCTTGACCCAGCCTTTGTGATCTGGTGTCCTATGCCCGAATTCCACGAAACTGGCATAATATACCGAATTTATAACCTCTATTACATAGATATCACCAAAATGGTTTACCCTCAATGAATCAATAAACTGTGATACCCCACCCGTATTTAGGTCACTAGCTCCAATGCCTTTCTGGGCAGTCCAGCCCCTCCGAAGTGTCCCACCCCTTTTTGAGGATTTCTTTAATACAATAGGTTTATTATGGTCATCCACAATACGTGTCCCGTCACTGTCTGTCCAATATGTGTCATAATCCCCTACTGGTGTCCTTTTTATAATCTTAGCAAGCAGCCTTGCCGCCAGTTCTTTTGTGCAAGCCTCCAGGAATTCATTTAATTGTGCTTCTTTCACCTTATTTAGGTCTTTCTGTAGCCTTTCCAGCCCTTTTATGTCAAAACCTCCTAGCCCTGCCATCTATGCCCACCTTCCAAATATATCAAGCACAAATTCCTGATGTGTGTGATACACTGCTGGTATTCCGCTGTAAGTATAGTCTGTTGTCACCCCATTCTGGGTAACTTTAATTTTACTGCCTGGTTTTATGTTGACATCTGGAGAAATAAACAGTTTTGTTACCTGGGAAACTTTCACTGATTTACCATTCCCATCTGTGCTCGTAATTTTAGAAAAGGACAGCTTACACGGCTGGTCTTCCAGCACTACCACATCTTTATAAGAAATAAGCCTTGTTCCCTTGTCCTCTATTTTCCTATGCTCTGTAACAGTTGCCCTCCCCTCATATGTATTTTCCAATGCTTTTCTGGCTACAATCCATGTCACATCCGTTGCTTTTATCATGACTTCCACCTTATTTCTGTTACCCGCCTGTGTCAGAACACTACTTTCCTATATCTCCTTAGTACGGCAGCATAATCCTTTAGCACACCCTCTATGAATTCTGACCCAACGTTGCCAAAAGATACTGTCGTATCACCTTCTGATATGGACTTTACCTTTCCTGCTGCCTCCTGTTGCCCGAACTGCTCATTCCTATAAATATCTGCTGCCATCCGGTACATAGCCAAATGCAGCCCCTCTGGTACTTCCTTGATATTGCAATAATTCAATATGGTTTCCTCTGCACATTCTAAGGCAAACTGCACGAAAGCATCATCCTGGCTATCTGCAATCCCAAGCAGATCCTTTTCTTTTTTGACCTGGTCTGGAGTGACCACCCCGACACCCCCCTACCCAATCTTATGTTTCAGTGCTACCACACGTAACTGCTTTGGCTCATACACTGGATTCCAGTTCTCTGCAAGCTTTAGTTCTTCCCTTGTTGGTGTCTCCACATGTTCCCTAACTTCCCCAGTATAAGCAACCCCACGCATATGCAGGATGTACGCTTTCCTGTTAATGAGGAAATCAACGCCACCACCCGTTTTCTTGTCACGGTCAGTCTCCGTCGCAACATGCCCGACTGGGTTCCCATTGCCAAGCGCAACCGCTCCCTGGCTGAACAAGTACGTTGTATAGGTGCCATCCTTATCTACCGGACAGCCATCGTCTACCGTAACCCGCCTTCCCTGGTATATGTCAAATTCTACATTTGTGGAATCCCTCTCTGTCTGGATCAGGTTATTCTTTTTTAGGTATGCCTTGGTTGCACTGTGCATTACAACATCCGTAAGAAGCCCCTGTGCATCCCCCATTAGCTGGCACGCATCAATGAATGCGGAAGCGCTTATGTTCTTTGCCGCTGCCGAGCTCTGTTTCGTAATATCTAAAATATGGTCTTGCATCGGTGTAGTCTCCGTGCCGCCGGATGGCGTGTATGTACCGAATATCCCTGCAAGGAGCGCAATCAGTTCCTTTTGCATGTCCCTCGCCCAGAATCCAGCAGTAAGGTCCCCGATCGCCTTCATCGGGTCTGACCCGGCCAGTGCTGCAGCAAGGTTCGTGGCAGCCCACATTTTTTGCCGCAGCAAAGTAGTGGACACATCCTTGTTGGAGCCAATTTTTGCTGGTGTCATCTCGACATCTTCAAGTGTTGACTCAGAATCCCCTGTCAAATCTTCAAAAAACGGCATATTATGCGTCCGTGCCGCCTCGCTCGCCAGGCGGTCAAATTCCGGGCTGTTTACGATAATCCCACTCTGCACCAGTGCTGACAGTTCCATTGTCCTATTAATGACATATGGATTAAAAAGCTCTGGTACAATTACATCTGCTATTTTTGTTGCTGGCATCCTCTATCCCTACCTTTCTTAATTCTTGACTCCTGCAGCGGCCGCCAATGCCCTTGCCTGCTCTGGGTTGTCCCTCAAAATCTCGCCCTGCCTTGTCAAATTAAATGTTTCCTTTGCAAATGGGTTGTCCCTACTGCTGTCATTCCCACCATTCGGGTTGTACCTCTGCCTTCCCTCTTCCTTAAAAAGGAATGCTTTGCTTTCCCTAAGTGCTTTCACCTGCTCCTCAAGCCCCGTGACCTTTCCATCCTCACCAAGCAAGAGCTTCTCTTTGTCAATCAGCCCTGCAACGATTTCTTCGTCCTGTGCCTTCCCGGACAAAGCAACCTTAATCGCATTGGCCAACTTTAAATCCTTCATGTCAGCATCGTATTTCTTCTGTGCCGCCTTATTCTGCTCCTGCAAGGTCTTAATCTGTTTCTGCAGTTCCTCCGCGTCGCTATTTTCTTTTTCGAGGTCCTCAAGCTGCTTATCCCTAGCCTTGATATCTTCCTCCAACTTTTTCTTGGCTGCACTTACTGTATTAAAGTCAGATTTTGGTACTGCATGGTTTGGGAACTCTTTCCTAGCTGCTGCCATAAATGCAGCGGTATTAACCTTCCCATCTGTTCCTGTTGCCTCTTCCAACAATTTTTCCAACCATTCCATCTTGTTTCCCTCCATAGATTTTTATTCCCGCTCTCCGGGTTTGGGATTCACCCGTTTATTCTCTGGGCAGAGTAGTTAGTTTAACGTCATTACGGACATAGAAAAAAGACGTATCACGATACGTCCCATAATAAAATATTGAAACCAGCATCCCCCCTCTAACTGTGTAACTTAAAAATAAGCATAAAAAAACACCTAGACGAATCTAGATGCTTTTTGCAAAATAATAGTGTCCCCTCCAACCTTAACTTTCCTTTGAAATCCATATCTTATTTATTGTTATATTTTCTATCATTCCCATAGCTTTTTTCCACTCCCTACCGGATTTTTATATAGTTCCTCCTTGGAATCTGACACTTTAGGAAAAATGGCGGCAGCATGTGCCCGTATTTCTTGGTCTTTTATAGATAACCCCCTAAATTCATCTCTCCTTTTATCAAATTCCTCATATGTGCTGATACCTAAAAATTTTTCCTTTTGCGTCATGATACCACCTCCCGCATGTAGTTGAATAGTTCACTGTTTTTTTCTTTTAGGGAATCAGGGTTTATGATATATTCCCGAAATGCCTCCGAAATAAATTCCCATAATAAATCATATCGGAACTCCCCATCCTTATCGAACGCTTTCAATACTTCATATGCATATATCCTTCCTTGATAATCAGAAAGCAGATTTTTATTCCTGATATAGAACAATTGTACTGGCTCCCCTGCTGCATTGTAAAATGTATCCCTTATGATATCTTCCAAATAGACACTGCCGATTATTTTCCTTTTCAGCTGCACTATCTTATCCGGATCCATCATCTTGTTTTCGACCATATGCCCAATCTCATGGATGACCTCTTCCTTTTCAGCCCCTTTTGCTATGTATAGTATATCATGGCCATAGTCATACTGGCTAGAACCATTTTTCCCAATGTCAATAATGGTCCCTTCATTCATTGCATCCTGCACTTTCACTGGAAGTCTTGCTATAACATCCATAACAGCCAGTTTTTCTTTTGTGATATTTTCTCCTGGTACATTACTACGGAAAAGAAAATCTCCTTTTTTGGCTGTTCTGTCACTTCCGGTTTCTTTCTGCTGCTTAGCAACATATTTTTCCTTCCATTCCCCATATTTCATATCTGCTGGGACATAACATGTTTTCCCATCCATGCCCCTTGCCGCCCGCTTCCACCCCTCTGTAAATTCATCATCGAAACTTGGGCAAGCAACACTCCTACAATTGCAATGGAACGGCGGCGCCGTAAGGCCAGGTTTATAATCCTTTGTCTTAAACTTTTTTCCGTCCATAGACTGGCATATATCAGATGTATGGCTGTCCAGTGTCGCAACAATTTTATATTCTTCCACATCCAGCCCGTTAAAACAATCCTTAGTTGCTTTTGAAGCAATGGCGGCACACTCTGTATAAACAAGGGTAGCGGCACGGTTCCGGCTGGCCTGCAGCTTCTTACTGACCATTTCCACCGCCTTATATGGGTCTTCCCCCCGGATGATATTCTGGGACAGTTCCGTATGGAGCGTGTTCACCAGTTTATCCTTATCCTCCCATATCCTGTCTGAAAAGCTTTTCCCATCCTGCGCCCAAGGCTGCTTTAACACTATTTCTATCCTGTTCCTGTCTATGGATGCAAGGTTGTGCCCCACACTGCTTCCTTTTGCTATCTCATATGCTGCCTGGTAATACCTGTCCGCATAGGACTCCCCTAAAAAATCCGTTACACCCCCATAATATTCCTGATATAATTTTTCCGACTCCTGCTGCACCTGCATCTTTATGGCTTCCAATCGGCTAATATGTACTTTTGCGGATGCATTCTCAAGCTGTTTTATCCACTTTTGGTTGATAGCATTTTCTTTCCCATATTTTATGTACTCTTCAACCGTCCAATGAAATTCTTCCAATTCATCTTTAGATAATAGCTTTTTCGCTTCATAAAAAGAAATATCATTGTTTTCTGCAAGCCTGTAGTACCACTTTTCTATGTCTGCCGCAATACTGTTCTTTGCCATCTTAAATTGACATTCTATGTCCTTTATGTACCCTTCGGTTCTCCTATACTGCTTATCCTCCAGTGCCTTGAACCGCTCCCCCCAATATTCTGCGTTCTTCATGCTTCATCCCCACTGCTGCTATCATCTTCCACCTTTGGAAATGCATTCTGGTAACTATCTTGCTCCTTTTCTTCCTCTTCTAGGCGCTTCAATTCTTCCTGCACATTCTCCACAAACGGATGGTTCGCCAAGATCGTTTTCCGGCTGATAACCCCAAGTGAATTTTTACAAATCTCAGATAACTCTGTGTCGTTTTTTATCCTGGTCCTTGTCCACGTCTGATTTATGACGCTGCAAGCCATATTACCGCAGCGGCATATGGCACGTACCAACTTCGCAAACCCTAGCCGAAATTCTGTCTCCATCAACCCAACTTTCATCTCTAAAAGAGAATACATGAACTTAAGGGCCTCGCCTGACTGGTTGCCAAAGCTCTCCGGCTGTGGGTCAAATCCCTGCCCCTGCTCGAATATCGCTTTCCTTGTTATATCTAAAACGGTCTTTCGGGCTTCAACCGGTATTTCAATGCCAAGCGTACTGACCCCTGCGTTTTCTTCATCATCATCCAGCTTGATTGTCTTATATTTCTTTAAGTCCTGCAGGAAACCGTTTAACTCCGTGCCGCCATACCCGGAAAGCACTAATATGATTTCCTGCACATCGTCCAGGTCATTGATAAACCCGCTGTAAACTTTGTCATATACATCAATCAGTTTTTTTATGTTCTTTAGGTCATCCGTATGGATATTATTGTTATGAAACGGGATGAACGGCACATCCTTCCAATCATGCCTGTATGATGCTGTCATTTCCCCCTCTTCCATATCTTGGAACATTTCATAATAGCCGATACCTTCCTCAATAGTATCTGCTGACCTCCTTCTGTATGCAACACATTCTACGTCTGTCCAATACTCATACACTGTATAATTTTCCCCAGTGTTCCCATCTAGTTCATCATATATACGCAACGCGCCCACCAGTTTCCGCTTAAGGGAGTTATCCCATATTGGCACTATCTGCTTGCTATCTAACACCGCCCATTCGAACCCTTCTCCGCTGTCCCAGTAATGTACCCAGGCAATAGAAGTATTGGCCGCATTTACACATAACTCCATACAATTTTTTACATATTCATCACCCAGCATTTCCTTAATGCGTCCATTACAAGACTCTTCCCCTATATCAAATACTGGAGGGACCGTAAACGAATAGGCAGCCTTTTGGTTTACAATAAGCCCATGAAAATTCCGTGGTATCTTATTATCCGCATTGCGCATCATATTTCCTTCTTCATCCTCTTTCTTATCCGTATAAATAATATCTGAGTCATCCCGGTAATACCTTTCCCCAATCAGGGCATTTTTTACAAAAGAGGAATGGCCTGGCTCATGCTTTTTTACTAACTTCTTGAAATTTTCTATATCCATCTGATTTTACCTCTACTTTAAGATTGTAACCCTGTTTGGTTTCCTAATGACCGTATAGCAAAAATATCGTACTGCATCCATGCAATGATCCCATTGCTTGACCGGCTTATCTTCACCACGCTGTGATGCCTTCTCATCCCATACATAAGAAGCAAATTCTTGCAATGTATGCCTGCATTCCTTATATATCCCTATTTTTCCCATGCTGAGCAGAGAGGATACAAACCGTATCCCGTCCAGCACGTCATTTCTTGCCTTTTTTATACTGTACTTTCTCTTCTTAAGCTCCGCAATAAAGGAAGCTGCTGACGGGTCAATTATAATCTTTACTGGCTTTATCCCATCAAGCCATTCCTCTAAGTCATCCGCATATTCGGAGTCTGTTTTCTGTTTCTCTTCATCCCTGCCACTGTAATAATATTCCTTACAGCATATCCATTTCCCTTCCTCGTCTTTGTGCCAAAGTAAAAATACAGTAGCATTCTGTGTCCCATAATCACATGACACATAATGCTCTTTCCCTATATCTTTAGAAAGGAAGTTTATGACATGTTTCGTTCTGTCAAACATATCATAAATAATACCCTCTGCTGCTACCCAAAGACCCAAGATATATCTTTTGTAGAATACCCCGCTGTACATATTACGGTAACGCTCTTTTATTCTCTCGGAAAGGCTTAAATTATCATCCATTGTAAAATGGAGATACAGCAGGTTCTTTTCACTGCGTTTGTCGATCCATTTCTCTTTAAACCAGTGGTAAGGACCATCCGGGTTACAATTGAACCAAAACTTTGAACCTTCAACAGAGCAGCGTCCAGTTGCCTGGTTGACAAATGACTGTGGCATCAGTGCCACTTCATCAAAAAAACAGCCTGCAAGCGTGATACCTTGTATCAAGTCTTGTGACCGTTCGTCTTTTCCACCAAATATGTAAAAATAATTCTGTTTCCCATTTTTCGTAATAACAACTAGATTATCTGCCCTGTGGTCTTTAACCCGATATCCCCTTGACCTTAGCATAAGTTTTAGCCAAAATAATACATTGCGCCGGAACGAACCAATCGTTTTCCCACACATGCCAAAATTCTGCCCTTCAAACTTCTCCATTGCCCATATCGCAAAAGAAAGAGACATACACAATGTTTTGCCGGAACGAATGGCACCATCTGCTATAATCCCATCACTTTCCCTTACTGGGGAACTGTTACACCACCAATTTAAAACCTTTCTCTGCTTTTTAGAAAATGGTTTGAACGCAAACGCAGCCCTTTTAATCCTCTTCATCTGCCCAATCTCCTGGCGCTGACCCCTCCAACGCTTCTAGGAATCCATCATCTACAATCCCTTCCTCGTCTCCATTTTCTTTTCTTACCCTTGCCTTGATTAGGTTAATCTCTGCTTTCTGCCTATCCGTTGCAAGGTCCATATGTTCTGACAGCCATTTTAGGGCTGCACCTTTATCCATCAACTCAATAGAATCCGTTTTCCCGAAAGAAACTTTCTTGATTAACCTCCCATCTGCAAGCGGACCAGACAGCCGGAGCATATTGTTCTTTACATCCACATAATCACTGATGTCTGCATATAGAATATCTATGTACATCTGCACGATATCTTCCTCAGAGAGCATCTCCCGGTTTAGACGACTTTTCTTAAGCCTCATGATTTCATTCTTTACACCATCATTTTCCAACAGCCGATAGCTGATAGATGCTGCGGTAGCATAATCTACACCATATGCCTTCTGGTACGCCTTTGTCGCATTGAAGCAGCGTGTGTATAATACACAAAAAAGTCTTTGCTTATCGTTCAATTTCGCGTTTTCCATCACACTGGTGACTTCATCACCAGCAGGCTCTTTTTCCTGAGCATCCCCGCCCATTTTTGTATGCATACTTTCTTGCGGTTTTGTATGCATACCTTTTTGGGATTTTGCCGACTTTCCCTTCCTGTCCCATCCGTATCTGGTTTTCCAGCTTTTTACCGTTGCAAGGGACACCCCGTGCTTCTTAGCGATATCCTTATATTTCATGCCGGACACATAGTCTGCCTCGGCTATCTCGTGTTTTTTTGCTTCATCTGCCACGCCACCACCTCTCCGTTCTGCTGCCATCTACCTTTCTCTTCTGCCTCCCCACGAAAAAAACACAGCCCGTTATGGGCTGTGCCAAAGGAGGATACTATGTACGAAAAATTTGTTTTTTGCGATAGTTTTTTTATTTTACATAATAGCATAGAAAAAGCGGACAAAACGGACAAATTTCTAAAATTTTTATAAAAAGAGCCGTTCATGCTTTTTCCTACAGTTTTCCATCGTATAATTTTTATTTTTATATAGTTCATTCATCCGGTGCGCCACTTGTACCCATGTCATGTCCTCTATATAGTATAGTGTAAGTATATTCTGCATTTCTATGTCACAAATGGATGCTATGTATTCTTCCACCTCGTTTGTAAGTTGGAGCAGGTTTTCTTCCTGCCTGCACAGAAGTTCTTTCCGGACTTTTAATTGATATTTCGTTTCTTCATATTCTGGGACTGGGAAGCCAGTAACCCTTGCTGTCCCTAACGGCTTCTTTCCCCTCTTGCCTTTGGACACAGTATCACCCACCAGGCCATAATCCGTATGTTCCAGTTTTTCTATTTTGTTATTTAATTTTTCAATGGTTCCACGCAGATACTTTATGCGTACTAATGCGTCAGAATATTGCTGTAACATTTTCTTGTCCACTCCGTCCCTCTCCTTTACCATACTGCTGCCTGGTATGTACCAGATTATGCCCGCTGCCCTACCTCCTGTTCCCCTGGATCGTATGACCTCGGAAGCGGCTGCCACGCAGTGACATGCTTGCATGGCCAACGGTTTATAAATTCAAATCCTGCACCTGCCCGGTACCGTCCCTCTGACACATAACCGTTCCCTTGGCATATTAATATTCGTTTACTGTCCTCCGGCAGGCGTTCACTGCAGGGAATCCAGACATATACTTTAGGCTGGGCATTGATACGTTTTATTACATTCTGAAGCATCGCTGATTGATTCTTTATTGCAAAGGCGAACATTTCTTCTTGTCCCCTTTCCGCAGTTATAAGATGTTTGTTTATATCGTGACCTAAATTAAGTAATTCATTGATTAGTTCCCTTTCGTTAATCATCACTATCACCCCTATCTATGGCTTGTCCACAATTTTCACAATGCGGTAGATATCTACCGCCCCATTCTTCTTGATATACTATCCAGCCGCAGTTAGGACAACACTCGTGATTATATTCGTTTTTGATAGGTTTCTTCCCCCTCTGCCTTTCCCTTGCCTCCCGACATTCCTCGACGGTACCGATTGCTCGGTACCGCTGGATTTCTTCAAGGGCTTTTACTGCTATATCCCTTGCATCTATGAATCTGGCTGCCAAAAATGCACTTTCCTTTTGGTATTTTAATGTGTTAATTGCTTCCTGCTCTGTCACTTTGCATCCCCTCCTATCGCATCTATGCAGGCATTCCATGCCTTTACTTGTATGTTATATTCCCAGTTATC